GATAGCATTTGGGTATTACATATGGCGTCAGACTCAGTTCATACAAAAAGACTTGACGGATTCAATGACAACGAATTCTCAGAGGCTGGAAGGAATAATAATTAAATTAATTGACCAGCAAAAAATAACACAGATGGAACTAAAACATATACGTGGTTATATTGAAGGGATAGAAGATATAATGACGAGATTAATAAAGGAGAAATAAAATGCCATACGGAAAGGGAACATACGGAAAGAAAAGGGGCAGGCCGCCAAAGAAAACCAAAAAAATGAAAAAAAAATCATCTAAATCTAAAAAAAAGTAAAGGAGAAGTAAAATGGCTAAATGGGGCTTAGGCAATATATTAAAAGCGATGAAAGACAGCCTTGCAAATCAAGAAGGATTTCAAGGAGAAGGTGGAGGTAAAGGTTATGGACGTGATTCAGGTCCCTTAGCTAAAGCTCCTAATGATGAATATGGGGATGCTTTATCAGGTATTTATAATAGAGATACTGCACATGAAATGTCAACTGATTCACCTAGCTTTGAAAGTTTCGCTAAAAGTTTTGATGAAGAAGATAATCTTCAGGTAGAAAAACTACAACGTCAATTAAATGACTTAGGTTATACTGATTATGAAGGAGCTTCCTTAGCCGAAGATGGTATTTTAGGGGAGAGAACAATTTCAGCTCTAAGAATGTTTCAATCAGGTGCTAGTCCTGAAGGTATACCTTTTGAAGAAGGTGAAGAGACTTTTAGACCTTCACCTCTTATGCCTGAAGGTAGTGCGCCTTCTTCTTGGAAGGATTGGTTGTTTAAACGTCCAGCTAGTGGTAAAAGCATGGTAGCTCGTGATAAATTATTTGATAGAAGTTGGGATGGTGGAGAAGTAAAATATACTAGAAAGAAATAATGCCTAAACGTACTTACAAAATATTACGCTTTGACGGTGGAATAAATAATAACGCTCATCCTAGAGATATAGCTGATAATGAATTAGTTGAAGCTATTGATATAGATGTTAGTTCAATGGGTATTGTTAGACCTTCAGGCCATTTTGGTCTTGTATTGCATTCATCGTTTACTATAGGTGGCGGTGAAGATATAACAACTGATGGAACAGGTTTTTTTGCTTTCTCTTCTGATTATAATGGATTTAGAAGTGGAACAGTGGCATATAATGCAAGCCAAAGAGTGTATTATCTCGTTGAAAATGGAAATCAAATCTCAATAATGCATGCCGACACCTTCCCGTGGCCAACTACAAATCATGCAATTGACCTTAATTCAGTATTAATGTATGCAATAGATGGAAATGTTAGATTTGCAGAAAGAGACCATTCCTCTGCTAAAAAACATAAAATAAGAGGATTTCATGCTGCTCGTAGTGGTAATTTTCCAGGCTCAAGCTATAGCCCTTCAGAATTGAATGACAATAGATGGTATACTGAAGATGCTGAAATTAAAGGATGCTTTCCTTTAACTCAAGAAGTTAATGGTTCAGCTACCTTTAAAGATGTTGCCTATAACGCTCTTATGCTAAATACAGAATATGCCGCTGCATGGACAGGTTCTAATCAATGGTACGGTTTTATAAATACTTTATCAAATGTAGATACTAAGGATGCAAATTGTGATGGCACAACCACTTCTGGGACGAGTGATATGGAATGGGGAGTAGCTCTCAGGTTTAAAGAAACTGCTAATGGTGGAGGTTCATGGATGCCTTCAACTGACGTTAGGTATAAATTTTATGTAACTACCATGTATGATGACCATACGCAGGAGAGCCTTCCACAGCTATTTAGAATGTTTGATACAGACCAAATACATGGAGGTCAAAACTTTCACAATAAAACAGCAACTAAAGAAATAGCTTTTAGAGATGGAGATTCAGCTACACTTGGTGAAAATGTTGCAGTTAATTTTTCATTTGTAGTAAATGCTGGTCTTACCTCAGGGTATTCATATGTTTTTGGAGGCCCCTTAGATGGTAGCACAGATGGAAATTTTAGAATTAGCGGTGTAAGAGTGTATTGGGCTTCCAATGAGGACGGATATTCTTCTTTATGGCAAATATTTGATTGTAAATTTGATGAAGGTACAAAAGTTATCGGTAAAGATGGCGCGGGTACTCCAGGGAGTGGTTATACTCCTTTTATAGATGATGATGAGGCTGCTGGAGCTAAAGTCAATATTCCAGTTTCATCTACTTGGAAACTCCCACCAAGAATAATACAATATGCTGTTGTAAATGGACATTATCCGACAGATACAATAGCTGTAGATTCTTATAAAACTGCTGTTTTAGCTAATAGAAGGCTATATATAGGGAATGTCAAACAAAACGGAGTAGTACATGGAGATAGAATGTTGAAAAGTCCTGTTAATCAATTTGATAAATTTCCAGAAATAAACAGTATTGATGTAGCTATTAATGATGGGGATGAAATAATTCATTTAGCTGAATATGCTGATAGATTATTACAATTTAAGAAAAATGCACTTTATATTATTAATATAGCAGATAATGTAGAATTTTTAGAAGCAGAACATAAATTTAAAGGAGTTAATAGTCCTGGTTCTGTTTGCAAAACTGATTATGGTGTTGCTTGGGTTAATGGTTTTGGATGTTATTTATATGATGGTCAAGTAGTAAGCGATTTATTAGAAAAGAATGGACAAAAAATAATCAATCATACAGAATGGAGGGAATTTTTAGGGGCATCAGGTAGTGATTCTACTAATAAAAAAGAGAAAATAATTTATAATCCTTCTCGTAAATCATTAATAGTAGTAAATGGAAATGATTCTTATATTTATGACCTACCAACTAAAAGTTGGGTAAAATCTATAAATAATATTACCACACAGGACGGTAACCTGCTTAATGACCCATCTGATGGCACGCCTATATTATGCAATACATTAGGAGCTATTTATGAATATCAAAATATAGCTACATCGCTTCGTCAAAATTGGACTCTAGTTACTAAATTTTTTGATTTAGGAGAGCCTAGTCAAAGAAAAAAAATACATTTTATTTATATTACACACAATGAAACTGCTGCTGATTCACTTGGTTTATGGATAACTATAATTGCATCTAAAGCGACAGGAGGTCAAGATGCAGGAGAGATAAGCGCTCCTGCTTTTTGTGGATTCTTACATCATGATGAATCTGATAGTGATGGTGTAACAGGACTTTGCACACAAAAATTTACATTACCTTCTGTTGATTTAATAGGAAATCCTATTAAATTTAACAATGTGCAAAGCTTGCAATTACGAATATCATCTCAATCCCCTGACCCTCCTGGTGGTACAATTTTTACTGGAGCAGGCTCTGCAGTAAATGGAGGTAGTGAAGCAGAAATTCATGATATTACAGTTATATTTAGACCAAAGGCAATAAAATAATGAGAAAAGGCATAGAAAGAGTATTAAGTCATTCTAAAGGTTCTCAGATAAGAGTTATATCTGAACCTCCTCTACCTTTATCAGGAAAAGATGGTGATATTAGGATGATGCCTTCCTATCAGGATGGCGCAGTACTTTATATTAAAGTGGCTGGTAAATGGTTTTCTTTTAAGCCTGAGAAAGATGTTTCTGAACCTGCTAGTATTGAAGAATCAGGCTATATAACTCTTGGAGGTGGACTAATTGTACAATGGGGTTCTTTAACCCATGGCTCTACTTCTGTAACGTTAACATTTCCAGTGCCTTTTCCAAATGCAGCATTTATGTGTGTAGTATCTGCAGCAGATGCGGGTATATCCCCTACTGCTGAGCAATGTGGTACCGATGATTTAACAAAATCTCAAGTTACCGTAATAGGATATCGAGCTGACTCAGGAGCATCGGTTGGAACTGTTCATTGGATAGCAATTGGAAATTAAAGGGAGAATAGTATGGTAAAATCAGCTGGTCCTGGTGGGTATGGGCAACTTGAAATAGCTTCTAAGAAGGTTTCTTCTAGGTTAGGAAAGCAGATGGAATCTCTTGCTAAAGCTAAATCTGGTGGAGCAACTATAGGTGGATTATTAGGTTCTGTTATAGGCTTTGCGATAGCAGGCCCTGCTGGAGCAGCTATTGGTGGAGGTTTAGGCGCTTTAGGTGGAAGTAAAATTGGAGAAAGTAGCGCTGGTGGTGCAGATTCTTTAAATAAGGAAAAGTTGTATAAAGGCTCTCAGGTTGAAATGATGGAAGATTTAGCAAAATCTGAATTTACTGATACTATTGTAGGGGCTGTATCAGGCTATACAAATGCAGGTAGTATAGGTAAAGGGTTTGATGCTTTTAAAGGAGGGTGGAAAGCAGCAGGTGGAAGTGGAATGTCTGGTTTGTTTGGTGGACTTAAAGGTTTAGGCAAAGAGTTCCTCCCTGATTTAAAAGATTTAAAGGATTTTAAAGGAATGGGGTATAAAGGTTTAGATAAAAGTCTGGGAGGCATATTACCTGGTGGTGAGAAATTAAATCTTGAAGGCATTAAAAAGGCTGCATGGGGAGCTGCAGATGCTGGATTAGGTGGATATTTACCTGGCGGACTTAAACCTTTACATACTGGTGAATATGGAGATGATTTAATAAATAAGACTATAGGTAAATTACCTGGTTTGTTAGGACATAATGATACAGCGGTTAACAATCCAATTGGAACCGAAGAAACTATTGGAAGCCCTGAAGGACCTGAAATGGACTTCACTGACAATAGTCCTTATGTTTTTGGTTCTGAAAATAATGACGTTTATAATTTTGGAAGTCCTCAAGGTGATGAAATGGATTTTACTACAAATAATCAAAAAGGTTCAAAACAAGATGCATTTGACAGAGCTCAAGATTATATGCGAAAAGGATGGGCAGGTGACACTACCATAGATAAGGAAATTTGGAAAATGTTAGGGGGCACAGTTAATTGGTAAATAAAGGAATTATAAAATGGGATTAAATTTATTATCACTAGCAAGGGCATCAGCAGCAGGTCTGCATAACTCAGGCAGAGGTGGAGGTAAATCTTATTCTCCAGGTTCTAAGCATGGAAATAAGATTGCTGGAACCAATATCAAACAAGGCGCTGGTCTTATCAATTTAGCAAAAAAAGGTCGTGGTGGTGATACTAAGATACGTAAAGTTGCTGGTCAACCTTCACATGTTAATACTGTCGAAGCAGAGGCTATAGATAAGTTAGGACCATTAGGTGAAGCATGGGTGCAACGTATTGGTAGTGGTACTATCAATCCTGAAACTGGATTAAAAGAATTTAAGCCATTCTTTAAGCGTAAATGGGCTAGAAAGGTTAAAAAATGGGGTAAAAAAGCCTTTAAATCTTCATCAAGATGGAGACCTTCTCAAGGTAAATGGGGTATATTTGGACAAACTAAAAAATCAAAGCAAAGAGATAGATTAAAGGCTCAAGCAAAATCTAGAGAAAAAGCTTTCGATACATATCGTAGAAGTTATGAAAATGAAAATATTGCGGGAATTATGACTGATAACCCTGAGGATAATACTGAAAAAGTTAAAGATTATTCAGGTAATCAAGGTTTTATAGATTTTGTTACTAATGAATCAGGATTAAATAATCCTAGTGGATTTGTTACTCAAAATGATATTGAAGATTTCACTGATTATTATGACCCTCGTAAAGAAGAAGAATTAAAGGACCAATATAATAGGGATATTGAAGCTCTTGAAAATGAAGAAAATTTATTAAATAAAACATTTCAAACAACAGCACAAAATACTGGTGCAGAAAATTCATCTAATTTATTCGGATTATTAACTCAATCTCAAGAGTTGGATTCTAATCAAAATTTTGCAGGTGGAGGTGATTTTGCTACAGAATTTGCTAATAAACAGCTTGTAGAAGCTGCTGAAAGAGAAAATAATGCTGGACAGACGCAGGTAGAGGTAGATAGGGATAAGATTGATGCAGGATTTGAAGAATTAGATGCTAATTTAGTATCTGGTACACAAGATTTACATGATGCGTATAATCAAGAGTTCTGGAATAATATGACTAAATGGGAAAGTAAGATTAACGCTTAATATTAAGGAGAAACAATGGGAAGAAAATATGGCGATATATATGTAGACACTTCTACAATGGGTACTATAGATAGAGTTCAAAATATATTATCTCAAGCACAACGAATGAGACATGCTGAATCTAATCAGCAATTTATGGAAGATACTAGGAATCAATTATTAGCTGCAGAAAATGCTTTAAATAAATGGAAATCGTATACAACAGATGATACTAGTATTTTCAATAAAGATATATCTAATCAGCAATTTAATTACCATACTGATTTAGAAACTGCCTGGGAGGGTTATAGAAAAGAAATGTTAGCAAATGGCATAACATATCCTGATAAAGAGGCTTTTACTAGAAAGTTTCATGATAATTTTACACAGAGAATAATGACTGTTGCAAGAAAGTTTAGAGCTCAAAGGGAACAAATTAGAGCTAAAACTGGAATAGAGGATAATGTGCTACTTAATAAATATATGCAAAAAAATCATAATGCAGATAATCTATACCTTCAGACTTCAAGTATTTTAGGAAATGATGAAGCTCAACAAATATTAGGATATTCTCCTCCTGTTAAAAGTAAAACTTGGAAAAAGTGGGCTCAAGATTTGCTTATGAAGCCTAGCTATACTGACCCAGAAACTGGCGAAACTATAGGTGGGGGTATGAGGGGAGTATTAGGCTTTACTATACCTGGTATGGCGTTAGGCGCATGGCAACAATATGGAGAATTTAGTAGGAATAAAGCAGATATTCTCAAAGAGGCAAAGGCTAATCAAAATAGACATAAGCAAACATTCCAAAAATATAAAAAAGGAAAAAATAAAGGCAAATTTAAATTAGATAAAAAAGGTAATAAAATTCCATTAGGTACTAAACCTGGTAGTGGTATATCAGCAGCTGAGTTTATGAAAAAATATAATTTAAGTAAATCAGAAGCATTCGGAGCTGATGGCAAGCCTACTAAAGAATTTAATAAGATATTAAACCAAAAAACATTACCAGAAACTAAAACAGGAAAAGTCCTTCGAGCTGGAAGAAGAAACCTTAAATCTTTAGCAGGTTACGGTATAGGCTCAACTCTTGGAGGAGAATTAGGTGAATTAACTGGAAGCGAAGAAGCAGAATTTGTTGGTAGTGTAGGTGGGGGAATAGGTGGTGCTATTGGTATGAGAAAATTATGGAAAAAACTTCAAGACCCTAACACTATTAAGAGATTAAAAGCTGTAGCAGCAAAATCAGGTAAAAAAGGTGCAATTAATAAAATATTAGCAAAATTAGGAGTATCTGCGCTAGGTTATGTAGGTCCTCAGGCGATAGAGCCTTTTTCAACTGCAGTAGGAGCCGCAGGGACAGCATGGGCTATGTATGATATATATAAAATAGCAAAAGAAGTTCCAGCACTTATGGATATTTTATCTGAAGGAGATTAATGTCATTACCAACAAACTGGCAACCCAGTTATGATGAAGAGCGTACAAGATACCTTGTTGATAGATATAAAGGACAATCACATCTTTTAGGTAAAGAGGGTGAGGCTGAGCTACAGCAACATGCTGAAGCTTATGGTATTCCTTTTTATACAGGTGATTTTTCAATATTAGAAGCTATTAAGCAGGCTGGAGCAGGCTTTGTAGAAGGTTTTACTACTCTTAATATAGCTGACCACCCAGATAATGAATATGAACAAATATTTCGCAACCTAGGACATTTGGCAGGTTTTGCACCTGGTATTATAGCAGGACCTGCTAAATTACTTCCAGCTAAGTGGATAGGGGCTCGTACACTTGCAGCCTCTACAGCTAGATTAAAATCACTTCCGATGCTCGGTGCTGATGTTATAGAAAAATATAGCAAACAAGCTATTCGTTCTGCAGGTAAAGGTTTTGTAGGTAGAAGCGATGCTATGAAAACTACAAAAAACTTTTTACTTGGAGATAAAGCTAAACATATTATGCAAGGAGCTTTTCATTTAGGTACAGCATCTGCTTTATCTTCATGGCAGGGTGGTGTAGACCAAATGTTAGAAGCTGCAAAAGGTGGTGCCGTAGCTGGGGGTGTTTTTAGAGCAATAGGAAACCTAAGCCCAGGTACCAGTGCACATGAAAGAATGGGAAAAGCTATGGCAGGCTCACTATTTATGGGCTTACCAGCTACAATGAGAGGAGCTACTACCCCTGAGCAAGTTTATGAATATGTAATGGGTGCTTATTTTGGAGGAAATGAAGTATCTTGGACTAGAGCTAAAGCTGGTAAATTTGTTAAAGGAATGCAGAAATGGGCTACTGATAAAAATACTAGGCAAGATGCTATTAAATCAGGAATGGACCCTGAGTTTCATCCTAAATTTGATGCATTACCTGAACAGGTCAAACCTCTTGTAAAAGAAGAAGCTGCAAAAGCATTTAATCCTCCTGAAGTAAATATAGCTAATAATATGGCTTATGAATTAGCTACTAAACTAGGACTAACTGGCCATTTAAAAGAAGCTGAATTAATAGCTGAAGGCGCTAAACCTACTGGTGAATACAGAGATGGTGAAGCAGTATATAGGTTTAATGAATCTCTTATAGCTGAAAAATTTAAAACATTTCAAACATCTGGTGGAACAAGAGGTGATAATGTATTTGCTAAAGAAGCAGATAAAGTTGGCATACCTACTGTGCATTATGGGTTTGGACAGAAAGGAAGACGAAGTAAAGCAACTGGTTTTCATAGAATATTAGATGCAGCTGAACTGCAGGAAGCAGAAGTACAACTTAAAAAAGCTGAAACTGTACTAAAAAGAGCTTCTAAAAAGGAAAGTGAAGATGTTAGAAACTTACGTCGTTCTAATTGGTATAAAGTAAAATGGGCAGATTCAGTATATGTTATTGGTAATTTTCAAAAAGGAAGACATCAATTAGCTGGAATGCCTGGTATTGCTGCTCAAATGGCTATTAATAATGGTAAAAAGGTATTTGCTTTTAGTCAAAAAGATGGTAGATGGTTTGAATGGAGAGGTGCAGCTCGTGGGGGAAAAGGCACTTTTATAGAAGCAGGTAAACCTCCTAGACCTACTATGAGATTTGCAGGAATTGCTGATGATAAAATATCCCATAAAGGAAAACAGGCGATTAAGACGCTTTTTTCTGAAAACTATGTTCAAGTACCATCAGTAACAGAAAGTGTCTCTAAAGGGCGAAAATCGAAGAAATTAGAGCAAAAGGTGTCAGCCTTAAGGGATGAGTTAGATGTTACCCAAGAATTATATAATGAAAAAAAGGATGATATTTTACTTAAAAAGGCAGCAGGTCAAGATACTACTGTTGAAGAAGTTGAACTGGCTCAAATAGCTCAAGAAAGTAAAAGTCTAGCTGAAAGACATAATAGGTTAGTTAATTTTGGACTTGCTACTAGAACCATTACTCCTGAAGTTAAAAATAAAGAAGGAATATCAAACGAGATATCCGATATATCTGATGTTGATTTTGAAGGTCCTGTTAATTTAGAGGTTGGAAAGGTTCCTCTGCAATTTACTTCAAAGCATTTAGATAAAGTATGGTCTGGGGATATTGATGTATTACAACAACAGAATGTTAAACGGGAACTATCTCAGCTGGTTGAACAAACCTTGCTAAAAACTGAAGATGGTACACCCATAACTCAAGGAGGTAATCCACTCTATTTAAGGCCTGGCTCTAAAGAGAATTTATCTGAGAGATGGGCAGATGCTGTAGAAAGAGAAATAAAAGACACGTATGATAGCGAATTTACATTAACTAAAGAAGCTAGACGTGACATGCGTAAATGGATGACTAGAAAGAATCTTGGAAGAATAGTTACTCATTTACAATCTGATGGTAAAACAATCAGAATGATGGAAAATCCTAATGCACCTATTACTTTAGCTGGAAATAGAAAACATCAGGAAGAACCTTTAAAGCGTATTGAAGAAGCATATATGGAAGCAGGAGGTCAATCTCCTGCAATAGAGCCTATTTATATGGTTCTTGACCACGTTACTATTGAAGGTAAAAGAGGTAGAAGGGATTTAGATATATCCGATTATAGAAATAAGAATCCTGAAGAATTTAAATCAATGATGACTACTGCTATGGTAGACATGGGTAAAAGAGGATATTATCCTTTAGGTGGTAAAGGTGATTCTGACAGGATTATATGGGCAAAACATCATCCTCAAACAAATACATTGACTGAAAGTCAGATAAAATCTACTTTATCAAAATTTAAATTAGGTAAAGGTAGAGATGTAGATGAGAATTACAATTTATCTGAAAAAGAGTTTAATAAAATGGTATTATCTAATGTTTATTATGACTTACAGATGAATGGTATGCAGATTAATGATGCTAATATTAAGACATTATTAACACATCCTGGTTTCATTAAAGATTCAGCAGCTTTTAACAAAAGACAACAAATATGGATGAATAATGCTTGGTCTGGTGATGTTGAATTTATTAAAAAACAGGGTATTAAGTTAAATGATGCGGATAATTATAATTATCTAATAGTAAAGGATTTGTCAGATATTGATGCAAAACTTGATTCTAAAGTGTCGAATTTAAAAAATAGTCAATTACCTGAAAATGTTGATGGTGCAATTATAGTCTCTGATAAGGTTCTTAATGCTATTAATGCTGATTTTGGTAATCCTCCATCTGGTCAAAATAAATCATTTATTGTTTCACCTAATATTCAAAAAGGAGCTTTATTAGGTAAATATATGATGCATGCAGCAGGACCTAAAATGAGTAAAGCGATGGATGCTAAAGGTGTTCATATGATTATGCAGGAATCTGCTGTAAAGCAAAGAGGATTGCGTAAAGTAAATGATTATTCTATTGAAAAAGGTGAATTAAAATTTACTGGCTTTATGTATAATGATTTATCACCTGAGCATATTAAAGGTAATTTTGGTGTATATGGTAATGAGCACTTTATTCAAAATCAACGTATTCCTAAACAGCTATTACAAGCTTTATTACCTTCTGCGTGGAATCCTGTTAAACCTGAAGTAATAGATGATGCTTTTAAAAGTATTATTAGAGAAAGATGGCAAGGTAAAACTGAAGTTAATAATCAAGTTAGAGAATATCTGGATAAAATTAAAACAACAGATATTTCTCAAGCAGAACTTTTAAGGCTTGAAAAAGAAATTATAAATAGAATAGAAGATATTGGCGTAATGGAATTGGTTGATGCCATGAAAAGTGAACATGCTCCTAATCTGAATGAAGCTATTTATAATAAAATATTAAAATTAGATAAAAACAATTCAATAGAAGATTTAATTGAAAAGAATGCTAATCCTGCTGAATATGATGCTTATAATAATACATTAACTGAATTCAATTCTATTGTTGATAGAGTATTATTAAATGCGAATGAATGGGCTAGTTCACAAAGAAGGAATGGTATTGATGCAAATGTAACATCAGTTTATATGCATAAATTTGTTAGAGATTTTCGTATTAAGGCTGTTCAAAATTTTATCATTAATTCAGCAACTAAACCTAAGCGTGATAATTCTGCTGTTGGGTTTATGCGGCCATATGATAAGGCTATGAGATTAAATCTAGATGGAGCTAATCCTAGGTTAAAAGAATTAGAAAAGAATGATGAAATCTTCTTTTTAGATAATGCTTTTAAAGAATTATATGTAAAACTAGACATGCCTGGTAAACCTAATTTAAAAGGAATGAAACTTGAAGCTTTATGGAATAGGTATGAAAAAACAAAATCTAAAAAAGAAAAAGAATATATAGAAGATGTATTTGAAGCTATATCAGTTCGTGTTCCAATGGATTCAATGTCTGGTGCACAGATTTTAAAATTTGCTGGTTTTACTGGAAGAGAAGGTCATGGTATATTAATGCATGGACGTTCCATGAGAGCTCAAGGCGGTGCTGATTTAGACGGAGATAAGTCTTTCGTCTTTTTTGGTGGTAGAGGAGGAATGAAAAAGGAATGGAAAGATGCTTATAAAAATAATAAAAAGGAATTCTATTATACAGAAAAAGGTATAGAAAAAATTGGTGACAATAAAGGTTCTATTAATCCTTTTACAAATAAACCTTATAGAGAAGAATTAGCTATAAGCCTTAGTAAAGAAGAACGTGCATTTTATACTTCTAAAGAAGCACAATATTCTCCATTAGAAAGATTAAGAATATCTAATGCAGCTGTTGATGGTCGTAATCAACTTGGACCTGCTGTTGTAGCTAAACAGGTAATGTCGGCAGCATATAATGCTATTGAAGCTAATGGTGGTACAGATTATTTAACCATTAGAATGAAAACTGGTAAAAAAACTAAAAAAGGTAAACCAGAATATGGTCTTTATAGATTAGAATTAAACTTAAAAAATGATAAAAAATCTAAAGAACATCAAAGGAATCTAGGTAGAGCTCAAATAGGTTTAGCTTCTGACCCTTTAGATGAACTTGGATTGAGAGGTAATGATGCTTGGTTTAAATCTATGTGGCAAGCTCATTTTAATATTAAAGATGTTAAAAGAATGAACCCTAAAACTAACAAATTTAATTTAAAGGTTGATAAAACGTTTATTAATAAAAATTTAACGGCTGAAGATTTAACTTCTAATAATTTAAGAAAAGGTGTTTATGGTAGTTTAATGAAGATAAATCAAGCTTATTGGGGTAAGAATTGGGCTGAAGGTAGAAAATTCTCCATGGAAGAGATACTTGATAAAGGAGAAGCTATTAGGGGACTTTCAGATGCTAGTATTGATGCTAGTTTTTTAGGTAGAACAGGTCAATTATTAAGAGGTTTAGATTGGTCTGATTCGGTTTTTGGTAAAATAGAACATAAAAATTTAGATAAAGCTTATGCAGAACATAATGCTAGATTATCTAAATACGATGGTTTAAAAAATATATTAGGTAGAAGTACTTTTAGAGTTGTTCCTGGTAATATTGTTAATAATGTAATGAATCCAAAATATTCCTTATGGACTGCAGAAGGTGTTGTCAATACAGCTTCTAATTTAACTGATTTTCAACGAGTTATTAAAGGAACTAAATATCACCATCAGGTACATAGAAATTTATCAGATTATTTTAATGTAGAAAAGAAGAAGATTAAAAATGCTGGACATGATAAACATTTTAATGCTCGCAGAGATTTACTTATTGAAATGAGGAAGGAAGCAGAAGATTTTGTAATTAATGACATGACTGATATAGCTACAATTATGGAGGTTTCTAGGATATATGAGGATATGGTCAATAATAAAGATAAAGGATATATACAACTTGAAAATGTTAAGGAAAAACAATTAAATATAAATCAGGTTGTTGAGATGATTCATAAAAAGGTGGAATCTTTAAAACGTAATTCTTATTTAATGGCTAGAGATAGGGGTAAAATGAAGAGTTATGAAGCTCTTATTGATAAGGTCGATGTAGAATCTAATCCTGGTAGAAAGTTAGTTAAACTTTTAGAAGCGGAACTTGGTATTGGTAGAAAAGTAAGGACTGTTGGTGAAGATAGAACTGCAGAATTAGACCAAATGCAAATTGACAATAAAATTATTGAATTTAAACAAAAACTTACTCCAAGAGGTCAGAAATTATTTGACCATTTAATGCTAGGCTCTTTGAATAGAGGAGAGATTAATGCTATTAATGAATTTGAAAATAGTGTTACAAAATGGGACTCGATGACAAGGGATGTAATTAAAGGATTAAGAAAAGCTGCTGCAAGAACTTCAATTTCTAGGTTAGGATTTAATAGTAATGCTATACCTGATGTATCGATTAAAGAACATATTGGAGCATTTGCTAATAATTTTAAACAAACATATAGACCCTTAAGTAAAGAACAATCTAAAATAGTTAGCTCTGAAGTTGAAAATTATAAAACGAGAATAGAAACTTTAGATACAGGTTTAGTTGAAGCTTTAACTCCTTCAGGATATCAAGGATTAAAAGCAGGTAAACTTGATGCTGAAAGTAAGAAAATTGTTACTGAAATAGCTGATTTAATGGCTGATTTACCTAATTATCAAAAAGAATTATTACCATACATTGTGCGTAATCCTGAGATAATAGGAAAAGATTTGAACGCAATGAATAAACAGGATTTTCTGGTTTTAAGAAATTATCTTAATAGTTTAAAAGGTGGTACATGGTTGCAAAGAATGTTTTCAAAACCAGGGCCAGTAGAATTAAGTAAAAGGCATCATGCACTGTTTCCTAAAACTGTTAATAGAGAACTAATGAGAGATGATTTAGTAATGATGAAGGAAAAAGGTTTCTTTATTGATGGTACTGGACTCCCTAGAGTTGGTCAAATAGTTAAACCTACCCATTATGTAGATATTGTTCAAAATTTTATAGCTAAAATGAATGGTTCTGCTGTAAATGTATCTGATAAATATATAAAACAATTTAATGAATCAATGTTATTTCATAGTGGTTTAGAGGATAGTGCTGGTTTATGGGAAATAGCTATACGTAAAAGAGAAGCCTCTGAACATGCTATTAAAGTTATATCTGATAAATATAAAGCAAATAAAACTAGTCGTGAAGCAGCTATTAATGAACGAAGACTTCAATTGGGTAAAGCTGAACGAGAATATGATTGGGCAAATAAAAAAAATAAAGAATATACAGTTACAGTTGATGGTGTACGTCAAACTTTAACAGGTACAGAAATTGTTAATCGTATTAATACTGAATTAACAGGATTATTTAAAGAGATGATGACTTTTATTCATGGTAAAGAAGGTGCTTTAGATGCTTATCAATATGATACTTGGGAATTAGGTCAACGTGTAAAAAGATATGATTATAAAACTTTTATGAAAGATTTACAGAATCATATTGCTGGAAATACTCCTAAAGGTTGGATTAAGGAAGGTATTGCTGATGTACCATCTTACTTTGGTGTTGATGGGTTAAGATTAATGGCTCGTGAAATGCAATTAGATATGATTAAAGACCCTGAGGTTAGATTTAAAATAATGCAACAACCTGCTACTGAATTTATTACAGGCAATCTAGGAGAATCTTATTTCCCTCATATGTTTTTTGATAAAGTAACATCTAAAAAGCTTATGAATGATGCTATGAAAAAGATATTAGAAACTCCTGAATCACAAATGACTGAAGAACAAAAAAGAACTGAAATTAGAAAATTATATTATAAGAATAAATCTCTTGGTGGTGAAATGCGTTTTCAAGATTTAGAACAATGGGATTTAGTTTATGATGTTCTTGATGATATTGCACAAAATAAAAAAGTATCTAATGAAAAGATTAAATGGTTTAATGCAAATGAACGTTCTGGTTCAATGAAAACTAGAGAAGTTAATATGGGAGGTTATAGTACAGACCCTGCTGTAATTGAATCATATGTAAGGTCATTATCTAACACTTATCATAGACAATTATCTCAAATGTTTGGAAGATGGTCTATTGATAAAATGTACGGTCAAATGAGAGGTAAATGGGGGCAAGAACAAACTACTGCATGGCAGAATTTTATGCGTTTATTTGTTCAAGATGCAATAGGTAATCCTTCGATTATACCTGAAAGATTATATGAAGACCCTAAAATGAAGATTAAAGGAACTCCTTATGGTTGGTGGGCTGATAATAGGGTAAAGAAAAGATTAAATAAAATAGGTGAATCTCTTGGTATTGTTGATAAAAAATTACCTGAACAACTAAGAGGTGTAGATGAGGAAACTTTACGTCATTGGTCTAATTTAGAGGCACAATATGAAATGGCTACATTATTAGCACATCCAAAATCAATGGTTGCTAATATTTTTGGAGGTACTTCACATACAATACAATCAGCAGGTTGGGGTAATTTTGTTAAAGCTAGAACTCCTAATTTTTTAGCTAAAATTAATCCTAATTGGAAAACAATGAAAGATGTAGATGATTTTGTTGTAGCTCAAGGTGTTCTTCCTGAATACCTGGTGTATGAAATGGGTTTACAAAAAGAATTCCAAAATACTAAAGGAAAAGGTTTTTTAGCAGATTTAACATCTAAATTAGCTAGAGACCCTGAAATGTCTGAACAATCCATAACTGATTTAGCAGGTAAATACGGTTTAAAAGATAAAGTAATGAACTTTGCTTCTAAATTTATGTCCGTTCCTGAAAGAATGTTACGTAGAGATGCCTTTATGGCACATTATGTACATGCTTGGGAAAAGTTTGGTGGTGCTATTAAAGAGTATGACCATCCATTTTTAATAGAAATGGCTAAAAAAGGTGTAAAAGCTACTCAATTTTTATATAATGCTCCTTTTAGACCTGCTTTTGCTCGTACTGCATTAGGTAAGATAATGACTAGGTTTCAATTATGGGGATGGAATTCAGTTAGATTTAGAAATGATGTTCATAGGCAAGCTAAAATATATGGTTTTACACCAGGTACTGAAGCCTGGAAACGATATGAAAGAACAATGCAAACAGATTTATTTGTTTTTGCTCTTGCTAATGTATTTGCATATTCATTATTTGAAAGTAATCTTCCTCAACCATGGGGTTGGATACAAGATTATTCAGATTGGATATTTGGTGATGAAGGTGATAGAGATAAAGCGTTTTATGGGGCTTGGCCAAAGCAAGTTGCTCCTCTTCAAATGGTAACTCCTCCCGGCTTGCGTTTGGTCGGCCCCACTTTTAACGCTATGCTAAACGATGATTGGTCTAAGGTTAGTCAATATTATGCATATACAATGCTTCCATTTGGAAGAATGATACGTGATGTAAATCCTTATGCTAAAGGTAACTTGATAGAGAATCCAATGCGTTTACCAGAAAAGTTATTTGGGCTTCCTGTAATGCAATTACAAAGAAATATAACTGAATGGAAAGAAGAAAAGCCTGAAAAATTATATCCAGGCTAATCTTATGGCACGTTTATTAACAACGTAGGTTAATTTTTTTCTATTTTATCTACAACTTTCTCTAAAGTATCTCCTTGTACACACTCTGTATGTACAATAACACTTTCATCTATATAGAAATCAGTTCCTGTTACGAACCCGTGAGATACTTCTACAGCAGGTGTGCTAGGACCTATTAGTTGTTTACATTCTTCGCATAATACATATGCTGTTTCATTACGTCCTATTCTCTCTATCATCTTCAATCATGCCTCTCAATAAGCAGAGATAAACGATAGCATCAGTAATACGACCTGAAACATCTTCACGTTGAGATTTATGTCCTTTTATATAAGAGCCAATACCATCAATGTGTTTTAATAAAAATACCATTAATGCTTTATCTCTTGGTATATCAAGAAGGGCGGCTGAACGTTCAAAATTAGCAAATACGTTATCTACGTCATGTGCATATTCTTTTTGTCCAGCATCTCGAGTTTTAAGGACTTCCTTCAACTGGGACCGTACTACTTTTTTCATCTTTTCGTATGTCATCCTTTACCTCTACATTTAGTTTTTTATTTACAAATTCATCAAACTGTTTCTCTTTACCTTCCATTTCCATATACATATTTAAAACGCCAGTAAGGGTTTGAATATCATTCCTTATTAATGTTATTTCCTGTATAACCTGGTTGATAACAGTAACAGTTTCTTTCATTGTTGGTTTTCTACGAGCCATTTTTTCTCTCCCTATGTTTTTTAGCTTCAGAAGACATTTGCTTTGAAAACTTTTCCATAGCAATATCAGCATCTGCTTTGAGTTTCTCTATTTTATCGTCAAAACCAACTTGAATGTTAGTTGTTACTCCAACTGGAGTAGTAGAGATTTTTCACAATGCTGCTTTTAGCTTAACTTTTAAGTTTAAATTTTCTTCTTCTAAAGCTTCTATTTTCTTTATAGCTTCTTCAAAATTATTCATATATCTTTACCGCTTCATGAAATTTATCAGAATCAAAACGGTCGTTACTCTCCTCAAAAATTACACATAAATCATTGACAAAATCAACGTAATTATGATAATCAAAAGCAGGTCTATGTTTATGTACAACTTTAGCTATTTTCTTAAAATAAATTCTTGTCATAACTTTAATTCCTCCTCTTCTTTTTTAATACGTGCATGAGGGGCTTTTGGAGGGTCCTCTAAATCCTTTATCCTTCCTGATAGCATATCAATCATTGCATTTAGTTTACTTAACTCCTCTCTACATTTAAGACGGAATTCATTCATTCCGTCACGCCAATCAGCATCTTGTGTTATTTTATCTGAAAATCTAGGCATCTTCTTCCTCCAATGGTTTATTACTAATTTGTGTGTTTTTCTCTAATACAAGTCTTAATGCATGAATCCAACCTTTATTCTTCATATAATCAAAATAAACAGGTCCTTCATCTCCTGTTAAATTCATTTCTTTAAATTTTTCGTCTGCGTTTTCGCAATGTTTTAAAACTCTTTTTATTTGATTTAAACCTAACATGTAAAATCTCCTTTTTATAACATCGAGTGCAATAAGGCGTCTTCTCATCTAATAAGACAGCTGCATTATTACACTCTATGCAATGTTTAGGAATTGGCAAGATAACGCCTTATTCCGTTATAGGTACGTTTAAAAACATTAGGCCTCCTTGGATATGGTGTTTCTATACACATAACAGGAGCTACTAATGGTTCTTTTTTACCTTTTTGTTCATTATTTAATTCAACTTCATTTAACCTTCTTTGTATACTTGTTACTTCATTAGTTAATTCTATTGAAGCATCGAGAACATTATTAGTTATTTGAGCTAAATTCTCTATTGTTTTAGAGAGTTCTTCAACTTTTTCCATAATCTCTTTATTCATTTTCCTCCAAAAGTAGTTTATTGAGGGGTATTAATGCTAATCCACTAGTATTATCATCACCTCCTCGTGTTTCTCTTATTTCTCCTTTTTCCTTTAAAGTTTTTATTTTCTCTTTTAAAACTTTAGTTGGTAACATAACAATAGCTCTGCATTTATCATCTTTAGTTAAGATTTGTACCCACCATTCAGCTTCAGTAGTGAGTATACCTGATTTCTTTCCTCTAGAGCTAAATTCAATAGCTATATTATTTGTTTGTCCCCAATCCTTTTTATCGCCAGAATCACGTTCTGTTTTAATTTCTGCTTTCCAACCTATTTCTTCTAACAGATTAACAAATTCCTCTTCATATATATTGCCAAAAGCTAAATCTACATCAAATTTATTATCGTTATTATACAAGCCGCGTATCCTTTCTCTTTCTAGATTATATTCTTCTTTTGTCATTACTTCATCAGGATGCCACCATCTACCTGTTAATTGCCCACATCCATAGCACATTGAAGGTTTTTCATGAACAGAAACTTGATTACAACATTCACTTAAGTAGTCCTTACCATTTATATGCATATTTATTTCTTTTCTTTCTCTTTTCACTCCATTTTTTGCTATATTCACTTTTACAAGGTTTACACATAGAGCTTGTTTTATGAAATGATTTTCTTGGAAATTCTTTTTTACACATTGTACATTCTTTCATAAATCTCCTTTTTATAAAAAAGGGGAAGCTAACCTCTTAACTCCCCCTTATCCGACGGTATCCCCTGTTAAGGAATCACCTATGTATGCTTCGTTAAGGTCAAGCGCAACCTGTGACAATGTGGAGTTTTTATACTGCAACTTCCAGCCAGTTAATTTAATGAGAGAGACCACGCTTAAGCCTCGGTTCCCGTTTTAAAGCTTGTCGACTATTAACGAATGGTGGTTTTAGCCGTAACTCTCTCAATTACATGAGCAAATAGCTATGAGGTATGTGCGGATTACACTATCATGTTCATTTACCAAGGTAGATATGGAAGCGTATTTGCTCATAATTATCATACTATACGCCAAACACGTATTAATTTACCTGCTTTGCCTTTACCATCTATTCTTCTAGTGATAAATTGACCTTTATTAGCCCTATGCCTTCTAGAAATAGCATTACGTACAGCTTTTTCTTCCTTCATAGGTACATTAAAACAAGGTCCTGTAAGAATATTCTTTTTCATTTTAACAGGAGTTAATTCCTCAAAAGGAAATCTCTCTGTAGATGCTTGCATATTAGGAATTGGTGTTTCCTTTTGCACCTTGTAGTTCGTAGTATTTCTCAAAGTATGCTTATTGATATACTCTGCAAAATCACTTTTTTCATAACTTTTAGTTGTTCTTTTCAAAACATCTCCTTTCCCGATAATTTTCGGTAAATGTATGAGCTTACTTGCTCTGGTTGTGAGTTCAGCCAATTTACAACATTTTTATATTGAATTGCTGTAAGAGGCCCTTTTCTTGTATTGCAGCGATTACAAATCATCTCTACATTCTCAAGAGTAGATGGACCGCCATGAGAAAGAGGTATAATATGGTCACATACCATAGTCCTGATGTCAAGTACACTAGGACAATACCTACAGGGCTTTCCATAATTAGATAAAAATAATTCTCTAATAGTTTTAAGAGATATGTTAAATTCAACTTCATATTCCCTACTCCTTCTTTTTAATGTTGAACGTAAAGAAGAGCTTTTCTTCATTAGCCGATGAAAGACGTTCTGGGAATGGGTTCCATGAAACTTCTTTAATAAAGGAAGAAACTTAGCTTCCCAATCCATTGTGGATTTGTGAATCCTCTTTTTAGAACGTCTTTTATATCGCTTTTTTTCCAATGATTTAAGAGTAACCTTTTTCAGTTATTGTTATCTCTATGGATGGTTTCCATGCTAATGAAATTACTAATTCAAGCCTATAAATACCAAGTAAAATAGATTTGTATGGACCGAATCCATCGTCTCCTCTAAGAACTCCGAATTTAAATAACGAGAATAATGTAATTATAAAGCCATTTTCTAACTGTTGTAAGTTAAAGATATAACCTTTATTCATGTGTTTCAGTTCTCCTTAATCTAAAACTAGGATGCCATTCTAACTCTGTTTTAAATAATTCACCATCAGTGTTTTTAAACAGATTGATTTCTTTTATTGTATCTTCAGGTTGGCCATTTATTCCCAGTACTTTTCTACTAGCATTTTCTATTGCTCCAGAACCTTTACCTGCGTAAAGGTCAAGAACTTCATTTCTACTATAATCACGAGCTACTTGAGATATTTGGATAATAATAAGGTCATAATTAACTGCCATATTTGATAGATTGTGTGATATATATTTAATTTGTTCGTACTCTCCTTTTATATGTGGAGGTGTTTCTATTAAATCAATATAATCTACAATCACTACAGCAGGATTTAATTCTCGAATTTTATCTTTAATTTGTTCAATAGTAGGTGACACAGTTTGAACTGATATGTGTCCTAATTCATCTTTATGTTTTTTAAAGATAGTTTTGTATTTAGCATTTGCCCTTTCTTTTGAACAGTTGGCTACAATTTGCATATGCCTTCTATGCATATACCAAGCTGATAACTCTAAAGAAATAAATAAAGTAGGGATTTGCCATTCTTTAACTATTTTATTATTAACAAAATCAAAGCCTAATGCAATATTTTGTGCTAGTGTTGTTTTATTAGAACCAGTAGGTCCAAAGATTGTTACTAGTTCACCAGGATAGATAGTTGTATCTATATGTGGAGGTAATCCAAGCATTTTACTTAATTCAATGCATCTACCACTAAAGTCAGCAGTTAATCTTGATTCTAATTCTTCTTGTAATGTATGAGAAGTCTTAACATCGATTAAAAAGTCTTTACGTTTAAAGTAAATACATTTAGTTTGACAATGTTCTTCCATGAATTTGTCTTTACATGAATACTGATAGCCTTTATTATATGTTTGTTCTATATTATTTATAAGAACCTTTTCGTCTAAGCTATTGTTATTCCAATGCAATAATGAAACTTTAGCAAATTCACTAGGAATGCCATTTCTTCTAAAATAGCTTGCTATTCTCATTGATATATTATGCCTTGAACCACTTTGAGGCCCTAGATTTAACATACGTTGAACACAAGGAACTACTTTAGTATTTTCATTAACAGGTCTTAACTCTGCTATCCTGGGTGTTTTAGTATTTACAGCTGTTTCTAATTCACCTTCTCCTATTAAACCACTGTAAATAAATTCTAAACGTGGAGTTTTTGCCATTTCTAGAATTTCTTCACATTTTTTAGTCATAACTTCTTGACAAGTTAGTGGTATTTTATATAGTCCTGTTTTCTGATTTTTAGTATGAGGTACACGATATATAGCTGTTCTTATATATACCATATCATCAATTCCAGAAAGCAACTCTGTCATAGTTTGTCGAACTATAAAAGGTAATTCAGGAGATGGTTCAAAATTAAATACAGAATTTGGTATCATTAAATGATATCCAGAACCACTAAAGAAGGGTTGTACAGATTTATTAGGATTTAATCCATATTCTTCCAGCGTTAGAATATATCCAACTGTCCTTCTTAATGTTTCTTCATTAGAATTATCCCCTTTATCGATGTCAATTAAGATTTTATCAATCCATCTTGGCCCATGAAAGTTTTTAATCGAACCTTCCTTTTCAACTAGTAACTTTGCATCATCATTATATAAATATAATGAACGATAAAGGGGTTTTTCTAAATTAATGTAAGAAGCTAAGTCTTTCCGATTAATTATGTGTCCACGATTCCTCGGAGTATCTATAGCAATCTCTACATATTTCACAGTGCTTCATCAAGAGAAAATGGCAAATCAGTAGCAGTTTCAGGTTTTGGAGCTTCTGTTTCAGCTGGTGCTTCATTGATATGACCATTTGTTTTCATCCATTTTACGTATGATGCTAAATCATTTCTTCCATTACTTGTATTTGGAAAGATTCTCCAGAGAACTGTATTATAAGCTTTACCATTTTTCTTATTTTTCTCTTTATAAATATAACCAAGGTATGGATATGAATGTAATTTATCAGTATGATGGTCATTTAGATATTTAGCTATATCTTTTACAGCTTTACCATCTGATTCTTTTTCCCATTTACCCTTTAAATTAATACCAACTTCACATCCTATATCATCAAAGAATTTATACATGCGATTCAATACTGTACCGCCTGATACGTTTCCTTTAGCATCTTTTTCTACAGAGCCACATATTCTTAAATTACGAGAATATTCACTATCTTTAACAGCTATTTCCGCATCAATATAGATGTCAGCCCAATCAAAGTCTTTTGATTTATCTGTAAATCCTTTGATTCCTATTTCACAAATACCAGTCCATCTATTGCTAGCACCTGTTGTTTTACTACCAGTACCTTTTGGTTTGAATAAGGCCATTTTAACTCTCCTTTACATAGATTTTTTTCCAATCAAATGGAAAGATTTTACCTTTAAGATGTTCACAGCGACTACCTGCTTCTAAAGCTACTCCTGATTGAAATGAAACCATTAGCTTATCATCTTCATCTCTAAACATATAACCAATAGCATCAGCTTGAGCCATTAATTGATTCTTTAGTTTACCTGATAAGTCTAATGATTCAGGTTCAACAGCAGTTGAATTATCTACAGCAGCAGCTGTCTTTCTGTGTCCAACAATAATCGTTTTTGAACATAAACTTTGAAGCTTCTTGATATTATTTAATACGCGTTCTCTAACCATTCCAAAACCTTTACCATAAGGTAAATCTGCAATGTCTTCAACGCCCATTTCTCTGCATACATCTTTAGATGTCCATTCAACTAGTTTGTCGATTGTGTCAAGTGCAAAGATATTATAATCATGACCTTCTGATGCCTCCTTGTAAAAAGAAAGCAATTCCTCTTTACTGTTTACTCCATGGAAATAACCCTCGAGCATATGGGACCCAGATTCGGTGTCAATAACTAAGCAATCTGAAAGTTTACTTAACATAGTAGTTTTACCGACCTTAGGTGCCCCATATAACAAGAGTATTTTTGGATTAACAGAGATAGGTTTACGCTTGGCTTTTTTTAATGCCATGGTGTTTTCTCCCTATTTTCTGATTAATTTTGGCTAGATAATATAAGCCTTTTATTTGGAATGACCAAAGATTAAATTAGGCAATGCAGTAATAAATCTTTTAGGAAATTCTTCTCCTATTAAGAGTTGTTTAACTGCAAGCGAAATGAAACCTCCTGCCATATTAGAACAGTAGGATGTCGCCTTGGCGTTACAAGGGTCCTCCGAAGCATCTGCATCTGAATACCAGGTATCTTTATATTCTTTAAGAGTTGGATTCTTCAACACATACTGTTGGTACTCCTCCGCCCCCATTCGTCCATCTATAAGGACAAATGGTCTGTTACGCTTAGTCAGCGCTGCAGTCGCGGCTTCAAGACGACTATCCATACTGTCGAAGCCCAAGATTACAATGTCGTCTTCGCTGAGAGGCTTGACGAATGCCGAGAACCGCCCTGGTTCTATGGTAACATTGACTCTTGGGTTTATTGCTTTTAAATGCTTACTTAAAGCATCAACTTTAGTTTTACCAATATCTTTATAAATATAATGAGAAACACCTATATTTTGTATTTCTACACTATCTAAATCGTATAAAACAAAGTGTTCAACTCCCATCCTGCAGAGTTGTGTGGATGCAGAGCTACCTATAGCCCCGCATCCTAATATGTGAAAGATTTTATTACCAAAATCTTCTATTAAACCTCTACTTCTTTCATTAATTTCCATAATGGTCCTTTCTAACATTAGACGTTTGAAGAGTTGCTTGTACAACTGGTTGAATATTTTCTAGAACATCTTCAGGGGCAACATATATTTCATGTTTCCAACTAGATAATTCTCCTCTAGTAAATTCAGGTATTTCAAGATTGTATTTCTTTATACCCTTATTTAATTCAGAAAACATTCTATTTATTTCCTTACATTGCTTTTTAGATATATTATTAGGAACTTTATCTATAACTTTTGTTATATATTCATATAATTTATCTATTTCACTATCAGGAACTAAACTTACATCAACTTCCTCTTCATCATCATAGAAACTATTATAAGAACCTATACCATAGGATTTATTATAATGGTCAACCTCTTTATTTTGCTGTGCTGCCCAGAGGTTAGATTGTTTACCATTATATCCATAGGTAGTTACAACAGTTCTTTCAGGTTTATTACAAAGCTCAATAACTTCTTTGTTAATACTTTCTGGAACTTCTTGTCCGATGATATTTAACTTTACATCTTTATCTAATTCAATAGGTTTGAAATATTGTACTCTTAATTTATATTCTCTATTAAGATTAACAACCAATGATAAAGAAAAGTCATTTGTCTTTTGACTTAAGATTGTATCAACGTCAGTTCCTGACCAAAATGCTTGCATTGTATGATGACTGTGCCACCAGCAATGTCTAACTTTATTGCCATATTTCTTATATAATTTATCATAATATATAGCTAGTTCTGTAGCATCTAAATCACAAGTACCATTACTTACTTCCTGTTTTAATATAACAGGTTCAATCAGTTTAAATTGCCCATCTTCTTCTATTACAGTCAATTGTCCACCTATTTCTGCTTTTAATTGAGTATAAGCTGATTGAGCATAATGAATGATTTTATTCCAATCTTTAATTGATATATGGAATATATCATCTTTTTCTTCTTTCATACATTTCCTTTCTAATTGCAATAACAATTTTTATTTATTATTAACTTAGCAAAGCCTATAGGATTAATACTTTCGGTACTACCTGCTTCCATCAATGTAATGCCAGCTATATGTACTATCTCATTCATATTAGCTTTGTTTGTCATTCTAAAAGCATAATCCCTATTACTTTCATCATGAGTCTTCTTAATAGGTTTAGAACTTGCATAATCCATCCAACGTCCTTCATTATGAAGCATTATTAAATCAGTAAAATGTATTCTTTTTGCTATTTTAAATAATAAAATAGCTAATTCTACTACATCATCCCAATTGTCAGAATCATAAATACCACCTCTTATTCTATCTATTAAATCACAAAATACAGAAACAAATGAAGTAAGTGAAACAATATTACCATTAGTTATCCTGCCTTGAAGATTTAAAACATATTTTAATTTGCTTTCCATAGTTCCTCTATTAACACAATTCCACATTTGATAAATAATACATTCAACAGCTGTTTGTATATCATCCATCTCTGATTCATTAAGTGCAAATACAGGGTCAATAATTTGCTGTGCGATTTCTTCTGTTATACCTTCAGGAAGATTCTTCTCTATATAAGATATTTCATCATATACACCACAATCTTGCACTAATTGACAATTTGTACAATATTTATTTACGAAAAGCTCATAATCATCAAATCCTTCATCTATTACTCTTCTACAAGTACTTTTAGATGTAGCTAATAAGGCTTTTAAGTTATCATCCCAATCAAGAGGCATGCCAATATGATGTGTTTGTGGCTGATTTAAAGGCGTTGTGTTGCCTAACCTGTATGTTTTAGCCCAAATATTAAGAAGTGTCTTTAAATGGCTAAAATTGGCCGTTAAAAGAGCAATCATGATATCATCATCTAAATCACCAAAGCATATATTACCTCTATTATATGAATTATAACGAAGGTTACCATCTCTATGTACAAAAGGGTGTTTTAATCCATTAACATGTGGAAATACAATACCATGATTAGCAATACGCCTTAAATTTAAGTTGCGAAACAATTCATGCGCATCTCTATTGGCTGGAAATGATTGAATTCTTTTATAATTTACTATCATGTCATATATAGTCATGCTAAAATTTACAATCATATCTCCAAATGGAAGTGTGACTAATGTCTCATACCTATTTTTCTTAAATGTAGAATATTCAATATTGATATCCTTTAATGCAATACTAATGTTAATCCACCATCTTTTTGGGTCAATATTTGTACCATACACTCTAAGCGCTTCAGGTGTCGTAATTTCACCAATCCTATTAATCCATAACCTGTTTTCATTGAATTTAATATTGTTTATATCCTCAAATATTGGGTGTATTGGCATGTCCCAAGTTGGTTCAAAGACAGGTATTCTTCCTGCATTATATTGCCTTGTTCTTCTAGCAGCCTCATCACTACGTTTATGATTTGTAGTGTAATATGGTAATGGAAGTATATTAATCTCCATATCATCATATTCTTTTAATAATAAAGGTGTTATTTCACTTAAAGCTAATTGACCTTGTTTTTTAGTATATTCTTCATCTAAACTAGCCTTTTGAGCTCTAAATTCCTTCAATTGTGCATCAATTTTATGCATATCTTCTACACAACTAGATAGGCCATATCTATCATAACGTGTTAATCTTTTAATAGTATTAGCACCTTTAGGTTTTTCCCAATGAGGGAATAATGAGCGTACTATTTGACCTTTTAATCTTTCATATGAACCTGGTCTCCAACGAGCATTTTCATTAAATTCTAATTTAATACCATATCTTTCCGTAAAACGCTCTACTTGTCTTAAAAATGGTTCAACATTTGATAATCTTTTAGTATCAATGTTAGGCATTGATTTAAAGTTTATTCTTTCTTGCATTTTTATCTCCAAAGTATTCAAGGAGAGGCAGGAACCACTTGCACTGAGTTGCGTTGGGTCAGAAACCTCTCCTTGACGTCTTAATAAAATAACATTTCGTATCAGTGATTTGTAAGAGTGGCCTGACTATCTACTCGACTTATGATTCGTCAATCATTTACGTTAGTTATTAGTGCTGCCTGTCTTTAAATGTAATACTATTAATCATTTTATTAATTCTGGTTAATTACTTTATAAAAGGTGTATTAAGAAGTTGATTAATAATGCCACCTTTCTTGTTACCATCTACGTAACTTACTCTACTACCTGTTTCATTTTCCATATCCCATCTACCATCTGCATCTTTTACCATTGATTCTACTGGTGTTGAGTCATGAGCTGGAACTCCATCAACAATAATATCACCTGATGGTAAATCTAAACCACTAACACCTGTTTCAGCTGTTGGTTTACGCAAATCAGCTACAGTTAGTGTTTGTGATTCATGTTTTACAATTGCAACGGCTGGTGTAATGCCATTTCTTATATATTTAATTGCACTTTCGTACAATGTTGGTCCTGCAACGACGTCTGTCATGTTTTACCTGCTTTCTTTTGTTAACTAGTTAATATAATGAAGGATAATAAATCTTCATTATGATAATAAATCCAATTGCAGTCCATACACCACGCCATAAATGACGTAGTATATGGATGATGCCTTCTTCAATCCAAAACGATTTTAAGTGATTCATACGTAC